AATTAGGTATAACAAGACAAACAGAAATAATAGGAGATAGTGCTGAACCTAAATCTATTGAAGAAGTACATAGACTAGGGTTTAATATTAAAGGAGCTAAAAAAGGAGCTGATAGTATTAATATGGGGATTGATGTATTAAGAAGATTTAAGATACATATAACAAAGAAGAGTACAAACGCTATAAATGAATTTAAGTATTATAAATGGTTAGTAGATAAGAACGGACACGTTATAAATAAACCTGCTACAAATCAATTAGACCACTTAATAGACGCTATTAGATATGTTGCTTTAAACAAGCTAACAACTAATTATAGTGGCAAGTATTATATATTATGAACAAAAACGTTGAATTTATATTTATAACAAATGGCTAGAGAACAATTTGAGGTTATAGTGCCTACTGAATGGAAAGATATTACTATTGCAGAATTTCAAAGGTACTTACAAATAGCAAACACTAAAAGAAAGACTAGAGATGATGAGATTATTTCTATGTTTTGTAAGATTGATAAGAAGCTAATAAAAAGGCTACAATTAAAACAAAAGAAGCTTTTAGTAGATAAAATAAACAAATTTGTAAATAGCAAGAATGAAACAATATTAGAAAAGAGAATAAAGTTTAAAGGTAAACAATTTGGCTTTGTTCCTAATCTAAGTAAGATAACAACTGGAGAGTTTGTAGATATTGAAGAATACGGAAAAGACATAAACAAAAATCTACATAGAATTATGAGTGTTCTATATAGAGAAGTAAATAGAGAAGTTGGAGAGTTTTATAGCGTAAAACCTTATGACCCTGATGAGTTAGAAATAGACAAGTTTAAAGACTTACCAATGAGTACTACACTATCAGCGATAGATTTTTTTTTTCGTTTAGGGAGAAACTTATTGGAGGATTTAAACAGTTATTCGATGGGGGTGAAGAAGACGAACCAGGAGAAAAAACCTTAGCAGGTAAGTGGGGTTGGTATAATTTAATATTTAGCTTGGCTAATAATAACATATTAAACATTGAAGCTGTTACTAAAACAGAGATTACTTTAGTATTAACATATTTAAGCTACCAACAAGATAAAAGCAACATAGAAAGAAACAATTATAATAAGCATAGATGATAACATACAAAAACTTTATAGACGATTTTAACACAATAGCTACTAATCATTTTCAAATTAATTCTTTTCATAGTGGTATGTTAGATGAAGTAGATATTAATAAATTAGACCAATCAGACTTTCCTATATTATATGTAGAGCCAGGCAATACTAATATAGATAAAGGGGTAATGACTTATACTTTTACTGTATTTACTATGAATTTAATTAAAGAAGATTTAAGTAATAGAGAGTTGGTTTGGTCACAAATGCTACAAATTATGCAAGACGTTATATCAGAGTTTAGACAGAATCTAGCTCTACAAACATCAGGGGGAGATAGTGGAAAGAAATTTAGTTATATACCTAATGAAGTAGTTTTAAATCTACCAATTAATGCAGAGCCTTTTACAGTTAGATTTGCTAATATGTTAACTGGGTGGAGTGCTAGTTTTACTATGCAAGTTAATAACCCTAACTCACTTTGTAATGCTCCTATTGAACCAAGTGATGAAGCCCCTAATACATAATGGATATAGAAACAACAGAAATAGAAGCAATATTAAGTAGTTTTGGTAGTAAGCTAATAGAAAAAGCTAGAGCTAATTTAAACAAGAAAGGCAAAAGAGCTAAAGGAACTCTATTTAATGAAATGAGTTACGATATAGAAAAAACTATGTCAGGTATTAAATTTAAAATGGACTTTGGGCAAGCAGATGATTATTGGCAGTTTATTGATCAAGGGGTTAAAGGTTCAGGGGGGTTTAAAGGTAGAGGTAGAGCTAGGGGTTTAGGTAGTCCGTTTAAGTTTGGTAGAAAACAGCCACCATTAAGAGCTATACTACCTTGGATAAGTATTAAGGGTATAAAAGGTAGAGATAAGAAAGGTAGATTTATAACTAAAAAATCTCTAGCTTTTCTTATAGCTAGAAGTATAAAACAAAGAGGTATAGAAAGAACTAGGTTTATTTCAAAGCCTTATGATGATATGATAGGAGATTTAAACTCAGAGATAGCAGAAGCATTTGCAGTTGATATAGATAACTCAATAGAATTAGAAAACCCAGATAAAATAGAAATTAATTTAAGTAAGAAGTAATGGCATATAGCATAGAACAACAGCCTAATAAATTTGTGGCTTGTAATAGCCCTTTAGTTTATGTAGTTAAAGAGGACGCAGGAGCAATAACAGGAGCAGCTAAATTTAGATATATAGTACAAGTACAAATAAGTACATCTAATACAGGAGCTTTAGCAACTAAAGCTAAATTAAAATTACATAAAAATAAGGCAGGAGTAGGTATAGTAGATGTTAGTAAAATAGTAAGAACGTATTTAGAAACACAAGAAGTAAATGAAAATTCTTCTACAAATAGTATACATAGTGTAGGTACAGTAGAAACAAGTAAACCCTTTTCACAAAACACTAACCAAGCTGTAGCAATAAGAATATTAGGTGGTTATGAAAAGGCTACAAGTCAAACTGCTGCTCCTCAAGAATTTTTAACCCCAACAGGAACTTATACAAGTAATATTGCAATAGGTATACCTGCAACTACACCTTATACTAAAACAGCAACTGATGTAGGGGGTTTAGATGATGGAACGCAATTTCCTTTAGGGTATTTTATTAATAACACTACTAATAAAGACCGTTATAGCTTTTTAACTAATGCTCCAACTGTTCAATTTGTTAGAGGTAGTAGTACAAATGCAGATAATATAGATGAGGTTACAATATGTTTTAAACAAGGTAATAATGCTAGTAGTAGTATTGTGACAGTAGGAGAAAAAATTGAATATATAGCAGTACAATATTTTGATAGTGCAGGTAATTTAATAGCAGATGGAAGTGGTAGCTCTACAATACATTTTTTTATAAATAATAACGCTAATGGTGGGGCTACTGCTGCTCAATCTGATACGGTACAAGAAGCTATTTTATATTTTGGTTGTGGTACTAAAAATTTACAATTGCAAACAGATTCAGTTATTAATGGTTCAGGTGCGACTGTTACAGGTGCCAATGCTAGACCTAGCAGCTTTTCTAATTGGGCTTATTATAGTATTTGTGGAACAACAACAAGTGCTAGTACTAATGGTCAGCCTGATACTAGATGTACTAAATTTTATAGTTTCTATAGATATGGAAGTGGAGCAAAAGTAGATGATAGGCACCAAAGCTGTACTAGATATGATAATGTTAGACTAGCGTGGAGAAACAGATTAGGTGCTTGGGATTATATGAACTTTAGAGGTAAGTCAGTAGAAAGCGTAGACGTAACAAGTGAAGAAATGGAGAGCGTTCCTGGTACTTGGGATTTAGGTAAATATGCTTATTCTAATTACGAAAGAGGAAAACAAACACTATTTACAGAAGCTAAAAGAAAATTAGTTGTAAATTCTGATTGGTTAAATGAAGATGAGGCAGTATGGCTAGAGGAATTATTTACTTCTACTGATGTGCAAATATTAGCAGATGATGACTACAATACTCCTAGTATTATATATCCTGTTGTAGTAACAAGTAAAAACTATATTAAAAAAACAAGCGTAAACGATAAGATTAAAATACAATATACAGTTAATTTAGAGTACGCTAACAAAGTAAGAACTAATAGCTAATGGATGTAAGATTAGTAGCATATCGTAGAGAAACAACAAGTGATGATACTTTTGATGTAACACAATTTGAGCTAGATTTACAACAAGCCCCTAATGTTGTAGTTAACTATAATTGGTTAGATTTAAAAAACCCTGATACAAGAAAGTCTAGTTTTAGTCAAACTTTAAAGCTACCTTTTTCTAATGCTAATAATGATTTTTTTGAAAATTACTTTGATGTTAATTTAGAAAGTTTAGTGTATAACTCTAAAACTAAATTTAGTGCTATTTTATATATAGATAGTATTCCACAACTAAAAGGTTTTATACAATTAAAGTCTATCTATATGAACGCTAGATTGTATGAGGTGGCTTTATTTGGTGATACTGCAGATTTCTTTACTGAATTAAAAGACAATAAACTAAAAGACGCTTTTAGGGTAGAAGACACAACAACTCCTGAATTATACTTATTAAGTAAAATATTAGACCATAAATTAACTTTAGCAAATGTATTAGCTAGTTGGACTACAGGCTTAACAACAGTATTAAGCACAACAACTAATGATGTTATGTACCCTGTATTTGATTATGGACATACCTACAATCCTTATAGTAGTGCTATGTTTTGGAACCCTGATGATTGGACAGGTAATATAAATGAGTTAGGAAATGTTAATGGAGTAGAAGCGTTGAACTATTACGGAATGGTAAAGATTGGCAATTTAAAGCC